GACAACGGCGCAGTTGCACGGTTCAACGTCGATCTGCGTGGCCGCAAGAGATACTTGACTGTATCGACAACGCCAGCCTTGACAGTGGCGGTAACATCGTCAGTGCGGCTTAGCAAAGCCGAAGACGGTGCGATCACCGCAACGCTTACGGGCGTCAATTCTCTCAAAGAGGGCTAGGCCATCGTCTAGCTCACCAGCAGGAGCTAGTCGAATGATTATCAAAGTCGGCACTGTCGAACACGATCTACGAGTCGAGGCCGCTTTCAGCGTGCCTCGACTTGGCTTTCAAGATCAAATGTTTTGCGCGTTTCAAGCGCTCATGCCGCTAAACATATTGCCGACCAAGTACACCGGCGCGTTTTGGGAACAGTGTCTGGATCGCGTGCTTTTGTCCATGATGGATCGCACAGATTGGATTCTAGTACTCGATTACGATTCAATTTTCGACAGCGAAACGGTGATGCGACTGATGATGGTTGCCATGAGTACTGGCTACGATGCAGTAGCGCCGCTGCAAAGCAAACGCGATGAAGGCTCACCGATGTTTACGCCAGTGGGTGCCAAGGGAATTGGCAAGATTGAGCTACCGACAACTTGGTTTGAGGAGCTTGTGCAGCCGGTTGATTCGGCACATTTTGGCTGCACGCTGCTGCGATCCGAGGCGCTGCGACGAATGAAAACGCCTTGGTTTATTGGCAAGCCAGCTGGCGACGGTCACTACGGCGATGCAGTGGCTGGCAAAAAAACGAGGGTCGATCCTGACATCTCATTCTGGAGGCAGTGGAAGGCCAGCGGCAACACGCTAGGCGTGGCTCCGCAAGTGTCGATAGGCCACGCAGAACTCATGATTACATGGCTAGGCCGCGATCTGCGACCAATAAACCAATATCCGGCAACGTACTGGCGGGATGGCGGCAAGCGACCGGCAGCGGCATGGGGATCAATCGAACACGCGCAGGAGTGCAGCAAATGAAAATAAAATTATTGCGACCGTTCCAAGTTTATCGGCGTGGCGATTGTCTCGACATGGCAGACGGTCAAGCCAACGCATGGATCACTATGGGCATTGCTGCCGCTGAAGAATCTGTTGTCGTTGAAACAGCTGCTGTCGAACAGAAGCCAGTTAGGCGGGCCACGATCATGTCTAGCCGAGGTCAACGGAAATGAGATACCGAAGCCTAGTAAGAGCAATCGAGCCGACTAGTGAGCCAGTGACGCTGGCCGAGGTCAAGCTGCACATCCGCATCGACAACGCCAATGACGATGCGCTTTTGACCAATCTCATTGCCGCAGCTAGGGCGTGGGCTGAAAGCTACTGCGACCGCACATTTTGTTTTACGCAGTGGACGCTGCGAACAGATTCGTTCTACGGCAACGTCGGCTCACCTTCGCAGTTCGGCCTAAAGGCCGATGGCAACAACATTGAGGGCCGTGCCAATACAGTGCCAAATCTGGACGTTGAGTTGCCACGCCCTCCTATGGTGACTTCTGGCACGGCTACGAGCGTGAGCGTCAGCTACACGCCAAACGTCAGCGGCACGACGGCCACGCTGTCTTCAAGTGAATTTAGAATTGATAGATTCTCCACGCCCGGCGCCTTGCGGCCAAATTACGGAGGCACATGGCCTAGCCATTTGCTAGATCAGAATTCAATATCTGTGTCTTGGTATGCGGGCTACTCCGCAGACGGCACATCTGTGCCAGCACAGGTGAAGGCCGCTCTGCTTATGATTGTTTCGCATCTCTGGAGCAACCGCGAACTAGCCTCTGATGTTGCGCTGATGGAGATTCCCGTAGGCGTCAAAGCGATGCTGGATTCAATCCGTTGGGGGGCTTACCAATGAGGCAACCTAATCCCGGCGAACTGGTCTATAGAGTCGTGGTGGAGCAGCCCGTGTCCACGCAAAACGAGGCTGGCGAATCTGTCCTGGCATGGTCAACCTACGCAACCGTTTGGGCCAATGTCCAAGCCTTGTCGAGCCGCGAAACGTACCAGTACGGGCAGCAAGTTGGCGTCATGACCCACAAGATCATGATTCGTTTTCTCAGCGGACTCACCTCGGCAATGCGGATCGTCTACGACTCCCGCAATCTTGAGATAGGCCAGATCAGCGAACTAGAACGCCGCACGTTGCAAGAAATAATCTGCGCGGAGAAGCGATAGCTATGGCAATCGTAGAAGCACCGGAAGCGTTCTTGTTCCAGCATCTAACGTCGCAGACGAGCGTCTACACGCTTATTGGCACAAGGGTGTTTCCAATGATGGCACCGACCGGCACGGCGTTGCCACTAGTGATCTATCAGCGGTCTGCCGTAAGTCGCCAGCAGTCGCTATCTGGGCCAGTAGGACTGCCCGTTGTGACGCTACAGCTCACCTCATACGCAAGCAGCTACACAGCCGTTAAATCAATTGCTAGGGCTGTTCGTGTGGCAGTGGATGGATGGACGGGAACAACCTCGGGCGTGACGATACAGCGAACGTCGCTGCAAGCCGAAAGCGACGGCATGGTGTTGCCGCAGGACGATCAATCGTTGCCGGTCTACAGCGTTGACCAGACATTCGACTTCCGCATTGTGGAGGCCATGCAATGAGCGACGGACTCAAAATGACGCTGGACGGCGTGCCGAGAGTCGAAAAGCTGGCGCAGCAGTTGGCGACGATCAACCCAGCACCGATTGAGAAGCAAGCGAAAGTCATTCTAAGCGCTGCTGAGTTCGGCCTATCTGCACTGCGTAGCAATGTTGCGGGCATCGGCGCCATAACCGCAAGGCTGCGGGCATCGCCAAAGATCAAGCCTAAGACTTACGGCAACACCTCGGTAGCCATTGTCGGCCTAGATCGCGTGATTGCACCTCATCAGCATCTGGTTGAGGACGGCACGTCGATTCGCAAGCTTAAAAAAGGTTTCATCTTTTCAAGCTGGAATCGCAACAAGTGGTCTGGCAAACCGATCTACCCAAAAAACTTTATTTTCCGCAACGTCGAGGGCTATGTCGGACGCATGCCAGCGTTGCACCCAGTAGCGAGAGCATTTGACGCAACTAGGTCGCACATGGCGTCAACGATAGCTGCGGGCATGCAAAACGTGGTCAATGACGCGCTTAAAGTATTGCAGTAAATGTCGTAAAACACAGATAGATCGCACTTTTTAAGAAAAGGAAAAATCATGCCAATTACAGATTCTCAAGGCACCAATTTCGTTTTTGCTAGTTCGACGTACACAGTCACGGCTATCAGCATTAACTTCAACGGCGATGTGGTTGACGTTACCGGGCTAAATGTTGCCAGTGGCGGCGCACGGATATTCCAAGGCCCGATTCTTAAATCAACCGAAGTTCAGGTTGACTTCTTGAGCAGCTCGCCGCTGCCAACTATTGGGCAAACCGGAACTTTTACAGCAGGAGTGGCTTCCGGAAATGCAACCGTATCGGCTGTCTCGCTTGCCTACGCTGTCGGAGACTTAATCAAGGGATCTGTCACCCTTAAGACTAACTACTAATGGCACTGACCGCGCAAGGCACAACCGTAACGTGGGGCGCGTTTACTCTTGCTGGCATCACCAGCGTTAGCGTGGATGGCGTCACTGCGGATATTGTTGAGGTTTCGCCACGGTCAAGCTTTACGAGATTCAAAAAGTATTCCGATGCAGACTACGACTATGGCACCGTAAGCATTTCGTGTTTTTCAAGTGGCATTGGCACCGCCGATGTTGGCAAATATTTTGCACTGTCCGTTTCAGGCGATTCAGTCTCTTTTAGTTTTACAGAGGCTTACTTGCAGGATTACAAGTGGTCGGCTACCGTTGGCGATGTGCAAAAAGTGCAGCTAACTTTTAAATGCGGAGCCTAAAGAATGTCTGATGCAACAACTGAAATGCCTGCCAAGGCGCTAACTTGCGAAGCGGTCGTTGACGCAGTGGATTCCGATCTGACGAGAGTTGAAATTCCCGAATGGGGAGGCCATGCATTTTTGCGGATTATGTCGACGGGAGAGCGCGACGATTACGAATGCGAATGGCGCAAGAAGGCCGACAGCGGCGTTGAGAACTTCCGCAGCAAGTTCGTGGCAAAATGTTTGGTCAACGAAAGCGGCAAGCGTTTGTTTGGCAACAGCGATATAGAGAAGCTGGCTGCGAAGAGTTCAAAGGTTGTCAATCGGTTGTGGGAACTTGCGATGAAGCTAAACAACCTCAGTGAAGCCGGAATCGAGGAAGCAGCAAAAAACTCCTAGACCGGCCCGACAGAGCGTTTTTGTTTCGGCTAGCCGGTCATCTGAAAATTGGAACAGTCAAGGAATTGTCGGCACGATTGTCGGTTGCTGAGTTGCGTGAATGGTGGGCTTTTGATCGGTATATAGAGCCATTTGGGAGAGAGTGGCATCAGACTGCATTGCTAGCCGCTATGAGCGTGGCGCCTCACTGCGGGAAAAATAAGGCACCGAAGCCAGAAGACTTTTTGCCGATTGTAAAACGCCCGATGACCAACGAGCAGATCGCGGCCCAGTTCGCACTGCTCGGGAAAATTCTCCATGGATAAAATCGGCGTCAACTTCATGCTGAGTGCGAACGCTGCCGGAATGGCTGCGGGCATGAAGCAAGCATCTGAACAGCTAGACGAGGTGGCAAAGTCTGCGCAGGCGACCAGCGGTGAATACCGCAAGGCTGCACGCATCACGGCAGAGCTGCAAACGCCAACAGAGAAATATGCCAAAGAGATTGCGACTCTCGACAGCTATTTGCTCAGAGGCTTGCTGACGCAAGAGATTTACAACCGAGCGGTTGAGAGATCAAAGCAAGAACTTGAAGGCGCCTCGGATGCCGCTAAGAACTTTTCTTCAGCAACGCAAGAGGCCGCAAAGTCAACTAGCACAGCAGCCCAAGAAGTCGAGGAGTCTTCAAACTCTCTTGTAGATTTTGGCAAGACGATTGTTGAGACTGCGGCAAAGTGGAAAATCTTTACTCTTGGTATCAGAGCGTTTCCAAGTATTGCTGCCATGACTGCGTCTTACGGCACCGGACTGCTGAGGGCGGCAGGAATCACGCGAACACTGCTCACCGCTGCGAAAGTCGCAGGCGTTGGCGTTGCTCTGTTTGGCGGCAGTCTTGGTCTTCTTTCTAGCGTTGCGCTCGGGCTTACCAATCCTCTGCTGGGTGCTGCGCTGCTGACGTACAACCTTGTGAGATCGTTCTTTGCTGCAAAAGAGGCGGCGTTTGCTACGGCGAAAGCCGTTGGCGAAATGAGTGCCGAGGCTCAAAAGCTAGGTGCAAGCCTGCAAGATGTGCAGATTGGCAAACTGCTAGAAGCGGGCGTTGCCAAGGAAGACATCCTTCAGCTAGGTGCAGCTATATCGGCCATCGATTTGCAGCAGTTCGACAACCTTGCCTTTGCGGTAGAAGAGGTTGACGCAGCCAACAAGCGTTCGGCTGTATCGTTTGAAACGTTTGCCCGAGTGCTTGCCACGCCATTTGTCGGTGCGTTTGCTGCCATAACGTCTGGCATTGCCACGCTCACCAACGGGATGACCGATTTAATGTCGGGCATCAATGCCATTCTGCTGCCGATCGCGCAAGCACTGGCACCGATTGTCACTCTGTTTGGCGTGATCATTGAAATCATTCTCAAAACAATTGGCGTGATCGGATCGATTGTTGGTGTAGTGCTGCGAGTGGCTGGCGTTATTCTGCAAGCCTTTTTGGCTCCGATCATCAACGGTCTGACAAACTTCGCTAATGCAATTCGCGAAGGCGTTGTTTACGCATTCGATCTGATCGCAAGCAAACTTGCGTTTCTGCAAAAAAAGATTGATGGCGTATTCAATTACCTTGCGACTTTGCCGATCATCGGCGGCGTGTTTGCGACGGATGTGGGAAGCGCACCAGTAGCCGTAGACAACAGCGCAGCGATAGCCGATCAAGCGAAGGCTGCTGAAGAAGCGTCAAAGCTTGCCGAAGCTGCCATGAAAGAAGAAGCCGCCGCTGTTGAGTCAATTAACAAGGCGATTGAACGGCAGCACGCCCTTCTGTCAACGGCAATCGACAGCTCTGCACAATTCGGCCAGGCGGGCTTCGATGCCGCGCTTGAGTATCAGGAATCACTTAGAGAATTGGATCGGCAGCTTGAGGCTGGAATTCTAAACGAGACATCGTATGCGCAGGCGGCTTCGGCTGTTGCCGATGCATACAACGATCAGACCAAGGCGATTGAGGCACGCAACAAGGCAGCAGCCGAGCTAGTTGCCGAAGACGCAAAAGAAGAGCAGTCAAATCAGAACTCAATAACCAAACAAACTGACACGTTTTTTAAAGCTACAGAAGACTTAGAGAAGTTCGGCGCTGCTGGTGCTGACGCTGCGGCACATTATCAGGCTGGGCTGATGGACTTAAACGAGCAGCTGCGGTCGGGCATGATTAACCAAGAGAGCTACAACCGTAAGGTCGACGAACTAAATGGCCGTTTTGAAAAACAAAAGGTGCATCTAAAAGAAGTCGAAGACTTGGAGAAGAAGGCTGCGGAGGCCGAACAGTTTCGCATGGACAACATTGAGGCTTTAGGCCGCAAGTCTGGCAACGCACTGCAAGCCAACGACGTTCGCTCTAGCGAGGGCATTGCACAAGTGATCGCGCTGACAGAGGGTCGAGAAGATCCGGCCATCGAAGAGAACAGAAAGCAAGTGCGGAAACTTGAGGAGATTCGGCAAGAGCTAAAGAATCTTAATCTTGCGGGCGTGGACATCTTGGGGGCCGCAGCGTAATGGGAATCGTCGCTACAACCGAGCTATCGACAATCACGGCATCGCGCAAGTTTGGCTCACCGCCCGTAGCCACGCGCAACTATGTCGTTGAGGTAGACGATCCCGCAACGAGTCAAACAGATATTGCATACGCTCCCGGCATCAGTTTCTTAGATCCGCACCCAGAGGCGTATTACCTTCTCGCGTTTGACGCCAAGGTCAGCAACTACAACGGCTCACGTTACCACTATCTGGTCGAGTGGTCATACGAGGTGCCGAAGCAAGCCAACCCAGATCCAAATCCGCTAGCACGGCCAGACATCTGGAAATGGTCTACGGGCGGCTTGGCTGTTCCAGCGCTCACTTTCTACGACGTTGGGGACGTTGTGAAACCGCTAGTAAATGCTGCCGACGATGTGTTTGAAGGCTTGATGCAAGACATCGCAACGCTGCAAGCCAGCATCAGCGGCAACCGCCAGATTTTTGATGTTGCGCTGGCGCAGTCTGTGCAGAACACTCTTAATGATGGCGTGTATCTAGGCGGCGCAAAGCACACTTGGAAGTGCGAAGGCATTAGCGGGCAAGAGCAAGTCGAGATCGTGAACGATTCGGAAGTGCGATACTATTCGGTCGAGGTTACGCTGGCCTATCGCCCAGACGGCTGGCCGCTGCTGATTCCAGACGTTGGATGGAATTTTATCGATCCAGCGGACAACAAGAAAAAGCGCGTCTTTGTGATCGATCCAGAGAACAACGCCGAGAAGATACCGGCAACGGCACCGCAAGCGCTTAACGCAGCCAACGGCAATTTGTTGTTTGCTGGTGCTGCTGGTGCGCCAGTGATCTTGACCAGACGAGTCAACCGAGAAGCAAACTTTAATCAATATTTTGGCACACCTTCGTGAGATAAAAAATGGCAGACATCATTCAGCAAGTGAGCCTCCAGGTAAATAAAGGGTTTCTTTCGCAGACGCTTCTTGCGTCAGGCGTTACCGCCAACATGGCCGCAAGCGGGATCTTGCAGCTCACCTACACGCCTGGCACGAATGCAGCAGGAACAGCGGCGATTGCCACAACAACTCTGACGGCATGTGGAATGTTTTTTGCCCGCAACCTTTCCACGATCACGACCGCAGCAGTTTCTTTTGGTGCCATGAATGCCGGTGCAATGGTGCCAACCATTAAGTTGCGAGGCGGCGAGTGTGCGACGGGCAGACTGTCGCCAGCAAGCTACAGCTGCCAGAGCAATTTGACCGGCACGCAGCTATGGATTGTGATCTGCGAGGAGTGATCCATGCCAGACAACAAAGCCAACAACGGGCCGAAGGGCGCAGCCAATAGCTTTGTGAAGTTCACTAAGCCCGCAGCAGTTCGCATCGCTAAAGCCGTGCGAGTTGTCGAGGCTGGCAATCGTGATCAGCAGCCGATCAGCCCTCCGCACTACCCAGAAACTTTTCGATTGCGGGCTGGAACGTACACGGGATCTTGGGGCATCAATCAAGTCAAGGTGATCACGTTCTCTGCGACTACGAATACGGTGAGCGTTACCAATTTCTGTGTCGCTGTTGCCGACAACGGCACAACGCCGCGATCTGTTTTCTTTGCTAGATCCAGCGGCACTAACGCAGTAGTCGAGATAAACCCGAACGGCACTTGCAGTCTTACTTCGTTTGGCGGTCAGGATATGCGAGTGATCGCGGGCTACTCTTCTGGATCAATACAGATCCTCGGCCACAACAGCACAGGGCCGTGCATGCAATGGTACTCCATTGCGACATGCGCTACCACATGACTCTGATCACGATGCAGGAAGGCAAGGTGATTATGAAGGCCGGTGCCGTTGGCACCGAGGCAGCGTGCTGCTGCCCAAACGGCGTGTGCGTCGATCAAATGTGCGAAAGCACGGGCTGGATTTGCACAGTTGGGGCCAACAGTTTCAGAATAATATCTATTAGTTTTGATGCAGATCTTACAAGCCCTTGCCTGTCACCGTTTTCGCCGTACGACGCAAACGGCGATTGCAATACGACAGCCATAGACGGATTTAACCAACTTTTTTTTGCTTGCCAAACAGGTACGAATGACAACAAAGTTTGGGCTATGAGCTACAACGCAGTCGCCAACGCATTCGTAGGCGGAGCGGGTGGCCTTCTTGATGACTATGCGATAAAGCTGGGCTGCGTAAATGGCAGACTAAGCATGAGTTTCTTTGCAAGAACTGGATCAGTTTGTTCTGGCGAAAGTGTTGCCAGCAGTCCAGATGAAGCGCTTGTAGATGCGTTTGCTGCTATTGATTTTGGCCCAATGCCAGTTGACTGCGATGACATTGACGGCCTAACCGCCAGCGGTTTTATTTTTCGCAGCACATCGCAGCTTTACATACCGCCACCGGGAATCGATGGCTATCAAGGTTGGGTAAGCACCGGAGGCATAGCCAAGGGCTGCGGCTACGATCTGCCGCAAGAAGCGCTAGATCTTGCCTGCCCAGACAGCTACATTCCATTCACGGCAACGATTTCTCTTGCGTTTAACGCAGCCTATTCAGCAGCGGCGGGCTGCGCATGACGGCAAGAGAATTGCACTGCCGTCACAGAGTCGCTGTGTGCAAGGCGTGCGGCTGGCAAACAGCCTGCACGCATTTTGTGCCGCACGACTGCACATCACCAGCCGTGCCAGCACCGCCAGCACCTATCCCGGTTGCCGGGCCGGGCACCCATCTAGCATCGATCCTAGGGCGTCTAGGACTCTCTGAGAGGCCCGGTTGCCGCTGTAAGTCCTACGCTGCCCAGATGGACAAGTGGGGCGTGAACGGCTGTACAGACCGTATACTGGAGATCGTGGGCTGGCTTCGTGCAGAGGCTGGCAATCGTGGCCTGCCGTTCGTCGATTTCCTCGCAAAAATGCTTGTCAGTCGGGCAATCGCCAACGCCCGAAGGAGTGCCGCAGATGCCGCGAAAACTGCCGCAGCCCAAGGCGATCACAGTCGATTGGGATGAACTCGATTCGGACGACGAGGGCGACCACACGCCAATCCCAGACGATGACGGAAGCGTGACGCTACACGCGCCGCAAGAACCACCGGAGAAAAAACGTGGCCCGAAAAAAGGCAACGCTGGTCGATGATGTTTTGCAGAACTGTTTGCCAAAAAAGTCGCAGTCGTTTGTAGGCAAGCTATCGGCAGAAGACCGAGAAGAGGTTTTCGCCCTACGGTCGCAGTTTCAAGCGGGTGTGCTTGGCAAATCCGGCTACGCCGTTGCCCGTGCATTGATCGCGGTTGCACGGGAACGTGGCTGGCAGGTGCCCGGCGAACGGCAGATGTTTCAGTGGTTGAACGAGACACCATAGAGGCTACGGGTGGCAAAAAAACTCCTAGCCGAGGTGGTCGCCAAGCTGCCAGCACCGACGCCATCTGCTGATGCGGAGCAAGTCACGACCACGCACAGCGGCGATGTGCTTGAAGCGCGATCGACATCGGCACGGATCAAGACTGTCGAGGATCTGCTGCGGCACATTGAAGCGGACATGCAAGCCTTTGAGGTTGAGAAATCAGAGGCGACAAAATGGGAGTGTGCGTCTAGCGACGGCGACGGAGGCACGACAGTCACAGAGCTGCACCGCGTATTCGTGCGGTTAAAGCCACGGGCTGGCCCCGGCAAACGCGAGATGATCGAGGCCATGATTGCCAGCGCATCGAAGGTGCTGCGGCAACCATCGAAGGCGAAACGGCTGCGGCCCTCGGCATCTGGATTGTGGCAAGTGCTTGTCGTGGCAGATCCACATTTTGGCAAATACGCTTGGGGCAAAACGACCGGCCACGATGATTATGATTTAAGCCTGGCTCAATCGCTTGTCGGTGACGCTGCGGCAGAGCTGCTAGAAATTGGCGATGCCCAGCGACCAGAGCGTAGAACGATTGCGATGCTTGGCGACTTGTTCCATTACGACACGCCCGGCGGCACGACCACCAGCGGCACACCGCTAGAGCGTGACGGTCGCCTACAGAAGATGATCGAAATCGGCAGCGACTGTCTGCTAGGCATCATCGAGCGCAGCGGCGATACCGTGCCGACAGATGTTGTGATCGTCAACGGCAACCATGACGAGGTGCTGACATGGGGCTTTCAGCGAATCATGCAAGAGCGGTTTAGGCGGCACAAGAACGTGACGATCAAGGGCGACTACACCGGCAGGCAATATCTGAGCCACGGCAACACGCTGCTAGGATTCGCACACGGCCACAAGGCAAAGCGTAAGTTGCCGCAGATCATGGCTCTTGAGGCTTCGCAGCAGTGGAGTCAGTGCGGCTATCGGGAATGGCACACGGGCCACTTCCACAGTCAGGCCGCAGAGCATCAGCGACCGCTGGAAACGATTGATGCGGTCACTGTCCGAACGGCACCCGCGCTCTGCCCGCCAGATGATTGGCATTCTATCCACGGGTTCGTTGGGTCGCGTCAAGCGATGGAATCTTTCTGCTATCGCAACGAAGGTGGCTTGGCTTCCATCAACATCGCTGGCCCTAGACCGCGTGCGTAGGATGATCGCAAGAGGCACACGCATGAACGCAGCAACGCGACTACTGGAGAAGGCCACGCAAGTGATTGAGCAGCGGCGCAAAACGTACGGGCCACCAGATCAACACTTCGCACGCACAGCGGCGGCAGTGTCGGCCATATTCGCTGACAAGCTGCGATCACCGCTGACGGCGTCGGATTGGGCGCAGATCATGATTATCGACAAACTGGCACGGCATCAGGGCGATGCACCCAGCGACGATACACCGATTGATTTAGCGGGCTACGCCGCCTGTCTAGCGGAGTGCGAGGAAAAGCATGCCTTGTGAATCACACCCGCCGCTGACAGACCATGAGCTAGACGCAATCGAAACCAGAGCGCGTTGGTATAGCGGTGCCTACACCGGCACAAGTGGCACGCTGGCCGGTGATGTAATGCGGCTACTGGGTGAGCGGCAACGGCTTGTGGTCGCAATGGCAATGCTGCGTGAGCAGTACAGCATCGAACGCTACCAGCAGCAGCGTGGGCGGGATTAGCCTAGATCCAGCGGCGGCAGGAATGTCAGCGCGTCTTCACCGGCGCCGCCAATGGTCTGGTCGATGTAGTGCTGGGCCGTGATCTTTGGGTTACTGTGGTCGAGAAACTTGGTTGCATCGCCGCCGGCGGCGGCGACATAGCTGGCACCAGCTTTGCGCAGCCCGTGGAATCCGCGAGGCGTAACGCCAGCGGCTTTGGCTAGGCAGGCGAACGAGGGAAACAAGCTGATCGGGTGGCGATCCCAGTGCCAGACAAGATCGCCGGGCTGGCCGAGGTGCAGCCGCAACTGGTCAGCAAGATCCTGCGTGATGCTGCGGGCGATGTCTCGAGTGTGGCCTTTGCGGGTGGCAGCGGTGAATACAACCCTGCGTGCGTCAAGATCGACGTCACGCCAACGCAGCTGGAGCATCGCACCAATACGCTCACCCGTACACCAACCAGCGTACAGCAGGCTTGACCACCACCAGCCCGAGGGCTTGCCACCAGTGG